TATTGGTTGGTGGTTCCGCTGCTTTATGTACGCTGAAAATAAAAAAGCCACTGTAACCGAAATTACAGTGGACTTGGTGGAGCTGAGAACTCAATATCCGAACTTTTTAGAGTGAAGGTGTTATTGCCTGAGATATTGAATGTGAGCACTAATTTTCTGCCTTTTTCGCCCTCATCATATACAAACACTGAATTTACCAGCGTGTCAATGATCCGCCGTTGGTATTCGATATTTTTTATATTGCCCTTTCTGAACGACTCGAGCCAAAAAACAATTCGCTCTTTCGTCAGAAGGGGCTTTTTTGTTTCTTCTTTTGCGATTTGAGTCTCAAGATTTCGACGTTCTTCTTCCAGATCCTCAAGACGTTCTTTCGTAGTTGCTGTGATAATGCCCTGCTCTATTGCGGCCATTATATTCTGTATTCTCTTATTTGTTTCTTTCAGTCGTTCTTGTAGACCGGTAAGAACAGATGTGTCCTTAAATTCCTTTTCAATTAACGCCATGGCTTGGGTTGCTATTTTGTCAATGTTTTCGTCTGTAAGAACTTGCTGTACAGCAAATTTGACAACGGTTTGCTCGAGCCATTCCTTTTTCTCAATCTTTTTTGTGCAACCTTTTCTTTTCTTTCGGTTGCCGCATTTGTAATAACGATATATTCTACCGGTTTTTGATGTTCCGCTTTCTCCGAGCAGGGGTTCGCCGCATTTACCACAAAATACCTTTGAGGTCAACAGATAATCTTCGGTGGCTTTCGATTTTGCCCGTGACGTGTAATTGTGTTTGAGAGTATTTTGCACTTTTTCAAAAAGGGCCTTATCGATAATAGCTGGAACGGCACCCTCTAAAACAACATCGTCGTATTTGTACACGCCGATGTACTTCTGATTTCGGAGTATTTTCGATAGGCTGTTTTTTGAGAACGCATTACCTCTTGCTGTCTTAAATCCCTGTTCATTGAGCCATTTTACGATTTGCGTGCGGGAGACTCCATCTGCGTACATATTGAAAATCGCCGTAACCGCTTTGGCTCCAACTGGGTCAATCTCATATTGGCGATTGCTTCCCACTCGATACCCTAACACAGGACTACCCATGGCGATAGCATGCAATGCGTTTTCTTTCATACCGCGCTTTATGCTACGAGCAAGATTCTCACTGTAATACTCCGCATACCCCTCAAGGACGGATTCGAGAATAATTCCCTCCGGGGTGTCGGGCATAGGTTGTTTTGCATAGAAAATTTTAACGCCGTTGCGCTTGAGTTTTGCTTTGTAAATGGCACTGTCATACCGATTTCGAGCGAAGCGGTCAAGCGTGTACATAATCACAGCGTCAAAATGCCCTTTTTCGCTGTCTTTGATAAGCCGCTGAAAGCTGGGCCTGTGATCGGTTTTACCGGAGATTGCCCGGTCAATGTATTCGTCTACGACAATAAAGTCGTTCTTGAGAGCAAACTCGTGACACTCACGAAGCTGCCCCTCGATTGATTCTTCTCGTTGGTTGTGGCTTGAGTAACGAGCGTATATTACCGCTTTGATAGTCTCACCTCCAATATCTTCTTTCTATGTATCAAAGCGAAGGGAATGGCCTTATCACACTGCCGCAGTTGTTGCCTTATCCCCCTCAAGCTCCTCACGATTCTCAAATTCATAAGCCATTGACATGAACTCATGCTTTGCTCTCCGCGATAGTCCTCGGTAGATACGAAGAATGTCTTTCTCGTCTTCGTTGGCGGGTTTGGTCTCTGGTAAGTCTTCCTCGTCTGCGAAGAAGTCCATTACGGAACACCCTAAAAGTTTTGCCATTTCCAGCATTTCTGATTCCTTCGGTAAAGAACCTTTTGAATTGATAGCTGTTGCGAAGGAACTTGAGCCTTTTACAGCTTTAACGATAGCGGTTAGATTCGTGCCTTTGGCGGCACAAATGCGGTTGATGTTTTCAGCGAATGTCATAGCAATTCTCCTCTGCAAAAAAAAAAATTCGGAAAATAAGAAAAAACTATTGACAATTCGCATAATAAGAATTAGAATAAGAACAAGAATTCAGGAAACGCGAATTGGCAATAAGAAATCGACTCCGCGAAAATGGCGATTTTCGTGAAGTTAATGCCGTAATAATTCCAATAAGAATAATAACAATAATTCGGCTCAGTGTCAATAGAATTCTGAATTTAAGAACAAAAAAATAATAAAGGAGGGTAGAAAATGAACATTAAGCAACGAATGGAAGCGCTGGGGATGTCGCAAGTTGATATGATCTTTGCACTACAGAGGCGAGGAGTCGAAGTCCAGCCGCCTATGTTGTCGAGTATTTTACGGGGTGTGTACACCTATCCTAAGGCAAGACGCATTCTTGCCGAATGTGACAAGGTGCTTATGGAGCGTGAACGCCAATGATTATATCAACATCACAAACCGTTGAATTATCGAGACCACTATATGATATAGTGATCAGATTCTATTCTGATCCAGAGAACGAGGAGGAATTCCAGAAATGGCTATCGAAAGCCGGCAACTTAGCCGAACAAAATGTAGAAAACTAAATATGAAATATGTATATCTTATCGTGGCTATAGTGACTGTTGTATCACTGCTTTGTGGCATTTTAGTAGGACGAACTTCTGCCGAAAGGGGCGTAGATACGAAACCGGTAAACGCAACTCAGAGTCATGGCGAATATTACGATATTCCGCTGTCTCACAAGTTGCAACAGCATATTCAGGAAGTATGTAGCGATACGGGAGTCCCTGAGTCTCTGGTGCTGGCAATGATTGAGGAGGGCAGCGGGTTTAATGCCGAGGTAGTAACTGACACCAATGACTGTGGGCTCATGCTCATCAACTCAATCAACGCAAATCAGTTGAGCAAGAACTATCGAGTGACGGATATTCGAGACCCTTATCAGAATGTGTATTGCGGTATTCATATAGTAGCGTCTTATCTGAAAGAATACAAAGATTACAACCAGGCATTGATGGCGTACAGTATGGGTAAGTATGGCGCAGAAAAAGCATGGAAAAACGGAATAACATCCACCAGATATACCGAGAAAGTTCTGAAAGTCATGAATGAATATGAGGAACTTGCGAATGAGTAACAGGAAAATCGGTAATTCATTCGAGACGGAATTTTGTGAAGTGCTGTTTCAGCGTGGATTTTGGTGTCACAACATGGCGCAGAACGCCGCCGGACAACCAGCAGATGTTATCGCAGTAAAGAATAAAACAGCGTATCTCATTGACTGTAAGGTGTGTTCTCACAACCGATTTCCACTTTCAAGGGTGGAGGAAAATCAGCATTTTGCTATGAAGACATGGAAAGCCTGTGGAAATGGTGAGGGCTGGTTCGCACTCAAGGTTGAGGACGAAATCATTATGATTTCTCACTTTTCAATGGTAGCTCTCATGCGTGAGAAGTCAGTTCTTAATTTGACTGACATTCGAGAGTATGGAACGCCGCTGGAAAGGTGGTTGAAGAAATGCTGATTGAAGTCTCAAACACACTGACGGTCGATAACCCTACCCCGGAAATGGTGTTGTGGTGCAAAAGAAATCTCACCATACCAAACCCCGAGTATGCCAAGAAAGCTCGTATGGGCTTTTGGCTCGGAGATACACCTAAAACCTTGTCACTGTTTGAAGTCCGAGGAAATGGGCTGGTGCTTCCTTTTGGAATGCTTCGCTCTATCCCCAAAGAGATTACCGATAAGGCACTATTCTTGAGCGAATTTGCCGCCCCTGTGGAGGTAAATTATAACGCTGATGTTCCACTCTATGACTACCAAGAAACCGCCGTACAAGCGATGGCAGCCGCCCAATATGGAATATTACAGAGTGCCGCCGGGAGCGGTAAAACGCAGATGGGCATTGCCCTCGCCGCAAGGCTGGGACGCCGTACATTATGGCTCTGTCACACACTCGACCTTATCAAACAGAGTAAGGAACGAGCCAAGCTTTATATGAGCGAAGACCTCATGGGTACTATTACGGAAGGAAAAGTCAATCTCGGTAAGGGAATCACCTTCGCCACGATTCAGACGATGTGTAAGCTCGACCTCTCACAGTACCGGGACTACTGGGATTGCATAATCACAGACGAGGTACACCGGGTCAGCGGCAGTCCTACCGCCGTGACACAATACCAAAAAGTGCTGAACAGTTTATCCGCGCGACATAAGTACGGTCTGTCAGCAACGGTACACAGGTCAGATGGAATGATTAAAGCCACCTACGCCCTCGTTGGTGAGGTTGCCTACAAAGTCCCGGATGAAGCTGTGGCTGACAAGATTATGAAGGTGGGTATCTACCCTGTGGGTACAGGTGTGCAGATTAGCCAAGAAGCCCTTAACACGGACGGAACGCTGAATTACACCAAACTCATTACCTACCTCACCGAAAACGCCGCCCGGAATCAGCTCATTGCAGATTCCATTGAGCAGAGACCTTCTCTGATTCTGTCGGACAGGCTGAATCACCTCGAAACATTGATAAGTCTTCTCCCGGTTGATATGCAGAAGGACGCTGTGATGATAAGCGGCAAAATGACAACCAAAAAGGGCAAGGCTGAACGAGAACAGGCCCTTGAGGATATGAGGAGCGGTAAGAAGAAATACCTCTTTGCTACCTACTCACTGGCGAAGGAAGGTCTGGACGTACCACGGTTGGAGCGCCTGTACCTCACCACCCCACAGAAGGACTACGCTGTGGTGACACAGAGTATCGGGCGTATTGCTCGTACCTTCGATGGAAAGTCAGACCCTATTGCCTACGATTTCGTGGACGATATAGCTTACCTCGTGAAGTCCTATAAGAAGCGATGTACGACCTATCGAAAGAATGGTTGTTACTTCATTAAGGAAGGAGGGGGCGTGTGAGACTAATATCGTATGACTGTGAGGTCTTCTCCTATGACTGGCTCGTAACTCTCAAGGATAAGGAAACAGGCATTTACACCTGTATTTGGAACGACAACGAAGCGCTGAAAATGGCATTGTCTGATGATTGTATCTATGTCGGTTTCAACTCGAAACACTACGACCAGTACATTATCAAGGCCATTGCTGCCGGTCTCACCCCTCAAGAGGTAAAACAGGTCAACGATTACATCATCGCCGGAGGGCAAGGCTGGCAATGTCCACAGTTGGCTGATTACTATTTCAGATTCAACAATGTGGATATTCGAGACGATACTCAGCAGGGGTTATCGCTCAAGGCCATCGAAGGACACCTCGGTATGTCAGTCAAAGAGTCCAGTGTACCGTTCGATATTGACCGACCTCTAACCCCGGAGGAAAAAGCCGAGACGGAGTTCTACTGTAAACATGACGTTGATACCGCCGAAAGACTGATTGACATTCGTAAGGACTACTTGAAGAACAAAATCAATCTCGGTCGGCTGGCTGGTCTGGATGAAGTTAAGGCAATGGGTATGACGAACGCCAAACTGACTGCGGCAATGCTGTCAGCAACCAAGAAACCGCACGATGATGAACGCAAGTATGTGTACCCGGACAATCTGCGAAAAGAGTACATACCGCCGGAGGTCTTCGCTTTCTTCGATAGAATGTATGACCTCTCCATTTCGGACAGCGAGCTCTTCAAGGGCAAGCTCAATCTGAATATCGGTGAGTGCCCTGTGACACTCGGGTACGGCGGTATTCACGGCGCGATCCCGAATTTCTTTTGGGAGGAAACCGAGGATAGAGGAATTTGGAATGAGGACGTAGGAAGTTACTATCCACACCTCTGTACCATCAATGGGTACACGAGCAGAAACATTCCGTCTCCGCAGATTTACGAGGATATTCTCGAGCGCAGAATGAAAGCGAAAGCCGCTGGCGATAAGCACACGGCAAATGCTCTAAAACTGGTTTGCAACACCACCTACGGCTGCTTGCTGAATCAGTACAACGACCTCTATGACCCTCTCATGGGTCGCTCGGTCTGCATTTCCGGGCAGTTATATCTACTTGAACTTGCGGAACACTGTTATCAAGAGATTAAAGGATTGCGAATAGTCCAGCTCAACACGGACGGTATCATGGTCGAATGCGATAAGAAGGACTACGACACACTGACCGCTATCTGTGCTGAATGGCAGTCTCGTACAGGCTTTGACCTCGAGGAAGATACCGTTATCAAGATAGCACAGAAAGACGTAAACAACTACGTTGAGGTTCAGCCGGGCGGCAAAGCAAAAGCCAAAGGCGGCTATCTCGTGAAGGGTATCGCTCCGGCTGGTGCTTTCAATATCAATAACTCCTGTGTGATTGTCGCAACCGCCTTGAAAGAGTTCTTTGTAAACGGAACACCTGTCGAGGACACAATCAATGGTTGTGACGATATATTCCAGTTTCAGATTATTGCCAAAGCTGGTGCGAAATATAAGGAAACCTATCACGTTGTCGATGGCGTGAAAGAGCCTGTGCAAAAGGTCAACCGAGTATATGCGACCGCAGACGAGAGGTATGGAAAAATCTACAAGGTTAAGTCCGAGGACGATTCCACAGCCAAAATCGAAATGCTCCCGGAACACTGTATCATCGACAACGACAATCAGCTCTCCATTTCCGATGTGGATAAGTCTTTCTATATCGATATGGCACGGAAACGTGTTAATGATTTCATGGGCATTATGCCCGAAAAAACTAAAACAAGGAGAAAGAAAATGGCTACAACAACCAAAACCACAAAAACCGCCAATGTGTATCAGAGATTGCTGATGGCACGCTCCAAATTTCTTGACGCAAATGTTGAGAAGTCCGGTAAGAACATGCACCTGTCCTTCAAATATTTTGAACTCGAGGACATTGTACCGACCGCTATCCGGATTTTCAACGAAGTCGGTTTGATTTCCGTAGTGAACTTCACGCCTGATGTCGCTACCATGGAAATTATCAACACCGAGAATCCGGATGAGTCGGTATCGTTCGTTGCGCCGTTCAATCAGATTGCTCCTATCGTGAGCAACACTGGCAAACAGGCTACAAACGAAATGCAAGCTCTCGGTTCTTCTATCACCTATATGCGGCGCTACCTGTATATGATTGCGCTGGACATCTGCGAGAGCGATTCCATTGACGCAAATCTCGGCAAGGGCGAGACTGCTTCCGCTCCGGCGGCAGAGAAGAAAGCACCGGCTACTCCCGAGCAGAGACAGGAAGTGAAGGAGAATCTGACTGCTCCGGCTGACAATGCTTCTGCTTTACAGATTAAGGGCCTGAAAGCTGTTCTCAAGAAGCTCAAGGACGCTGACCCGAGCAAGGAGGAACTGATTGCGAACATCGCAGTGCAGACAAAGGGATTCACGGAGATTTCCAAGTCCGATTGCGAGACACTGATTCAGAAGATTACCGCAATGTTGGAAGGAGGGGCTAAGTAATGGCAGACATTAAGTGGCTCGAGGGCAATCGTATTCAGATTGCCCCTCCTAAGAAAACCAAGAAAATCACAGGTACTCGCTTCGCTACTATCCTCGGTCTGAATCCGTGGAGTACCGCATTTGAAATGTGGTGTGCGATTACCAAGACCTATGAGAAGCCCTTCGAGGACACTATCTACACGGTCGCTGGTAAGACCATCGAACCGAAACAGGCTCGCTACATGGAGCAGTCCTACGGCATGGACATTGTTCGCCCTTCTGATGTGTGGGGTGAGGACTACTTCAATAAGACATGGGGAGATTTCTTCCCGGAGAGCAAACACCTCGGCGGTATGTGGGACTATCTGATGAAGGGTGAGGACGGTAAGACCATCGAAGCTGTTCTCGAAATGAAGACCACCAAACGTGCGGAGGACTGGCAGAACGATGTTCCCGAGTATTACGCATTGCAGGCGGCGTTATATGCTTACCTGTACGGTGTGGACGATGTGATTATGGTTGCTTCCTTCCTTGACGAGAAGGACTATAAAGACCCGGCGGCATATCAGCCGACCGCAAGCAACACTATCACAGTTGAGTTCAAGGTCTCCGAACGCTACCCGGACTTCGCAGACAAGGTAGCCGCTGTTGAACAGTGGTGGGCTGATTATGTCGATACTGGTATCTCCCCGGAATATGACGAGAAGAAGGACGCTGAAATCCTTGCAGCACTTCGTACCAACACTCTTTCCCCGGAGACTGACATTGAAGCTCTGATTGCAGAAGCCGAAGGTCTCAAGAAGGAGCTGGACAAGATTTCCGCTTCTACCGCAGACAAGGAGAAGCGTCTCAAGACCATCAATGACATTATCAAGAAACACGCCATGGGACAGTTCCGTGATGGTGATAAGAAGGTCGAGGTTAAAGGGTCTGACTACACTTGGACGGTATCTCGTTCCGAGACCACCAGCATTGATAAGGACGCTCTGAAAGCTGACGGCCTACTGGACAAATACAGCAAGAAATCTGAATCTTACCGCATGACGGTTAAATGATGGAGGTACAAGATGAATATCGATAACGCGCTCGCTGCTATTTTAGCGGCAAATGTAAATCAAAACATTAAAAACACTCAAGATGATATGAGCCTTGATGAATGCTGCAAGGAGCTCTATATCTTGTATAAAAAATTATGCAACGCCGGTTTTAGTGAGGATCAATCATTGGCATTATTGCTTGGTATCATCGACAGTGTCGCAAACAATTACAAATCAAAGGAGGACAAATAAAACATGGCACGTATTCCTATGACAAGTGGTTTCACTCTCATTCCAGAAGGGGAGTATGTATTCCGTATTTATGATGTGAGTTACGATGAGGACTTCGGTAAAATCGAAGTGAAACTTATCAACGCTCAAGGGATCACTCATACCGAACGCTTTTCGCTTAAGAATAAAAATGATGAGTGGAACGAGAAGGCGCTAAATGCGTTCTCGTATTTTGCCAAAACCGCACTCAATGACTACACCATGGAGGACATTGATCCAGGGCAGCTCATCGATCATTACATCCGAGCCGAGGTGGTACATACCAAAGTGCCAAGCAATAAAGACCCGAACAAGGAAGTCACTTTCGCAAACCTCGGGGACAAGTCTCCGGCAGATGGTTTCGATACCGAGCCTGTCGCTCGTGCGCTCACTCTCGGTAATGGTAATAACGCCGCTCCGAAAGCCGCACCTAAGACACAGACCACTTCCGCTCCGGCTAAGACTGGACTGGATATTGACGCACTGTTGGGTTAAGCAATCAGCCGGGAGGGGCAAGCTCCTCTCCCGGATTTTTAATAGGAGGTGTCGCATGACAGATAATGTCGATCACCCGGCGCATTATAAGACCGGGAAATTCGAGTGCATTGAGGTAATGCTCGAGACACAGGGCGTGGAAGCCACGAAGGACTTCTGTGTGTGCAATGCTCTCAAATATATTTACCGACACAGGGGTAAGAACGGTGTTGAAGACATTAAGAAAGCCGATTGGTACTTGAAGAAGTATCTTGAATTGGCGAAATCACAGGAGGAAAAAGCATGACTATCAATGAATATCAGGCCGAAGCTCTCCGCACTGCGGATGGCATGAGCTACCCGAACGGTTTTGAAGCAGAGCGCAGCCTTCAAAGACAGGAGGGTGACGTATGACACTGGCAGAACGTATTGACAAATTCAATAGTCTCGTGGGTGACATTGTTCCCTATTGTGCCAAGAAAGACCTGTTAGATAAGGGGTTCTTCGTCGCTCCTGCAAGCACCAAGTATCACGGAAACTACGAGGGCGGTCTGTTCGACCATTCGTGCGCCGTGATGAAAACTCTCGTAGACCTTACAGAGAAGAATGGTCTCAAGTGGGAAAATCCCGGTAGCCCATACATCGTAGGTATGTTTCACGACCTCTGTAAAATCGACCAATATAGAGGGGTCCGTTGCAAAGATGGCGTATTGTACAGTCGCATTGTCGAGTGGGAATACAACAAGGACACGTTACTTAAAGGGCACGGCGATAAATCAGTCATGCTGTTGTCACAGTATTTTCAGCTGACCGAGGAGGAAATCATGTGCATTCGGTATCACATGGGAGCTTTTTGTGACCAGGCCGAGTGGAGTGATTACACCCGCGCAATTCATTCCTATCCGAATGTATTGTGGACACACCATGCTGACATGATCGCTGCACATGTTCACGGAGTATAAGGAGACAGATATGTACAAATTGAAAAACGATAACGGGAAAGTTAGAGCACTTCTGAGAACCGGTAAGGATATGGTGTCGACCGAACTATCCTTCTTTTCCGCTCAACATATTATTGACCATGGCGAGCAAGGAGTGTCACCATTCAGTGATTATCCTATTGCCGTTGATAACAAGTGGTATTTTGCAGGGGAACGGATTCGCCAAAAGCGTAAGAGTGCCTCGAAGTCGGAGGATAAAAATGGCTAAAGCGTTTTATTCCGAGTATGTCAAACATTGTTTGCGGTTCTATGCACGGCATGCTGACCCGGTGTTTCGCAACGACATTGATCGTTATAACTGGAACGCATGCGAAAGTGCATTGAGGTTATATTCTGGCAAAGAAAGAGGAATGCTCCTGGAAGTGTATAGAGGCACAGACACCATACCCGATAACATCTACAGGGTTTCGACAATGGCGAATGTGTCTCAGGACACTTTATGGAAACTAATTACTGAGCTCGAGCGTGAGGTGGCAAAGCGGCGTGGTTTGTTATGACAATATCCCCGAGGAATTGAAGAATCTTAACCAATGGGTGTGCGCGACGGATGATAGCAAAGTCCCCATGAAAGCATGGGAGAACAAAGCTGCTTCTTCAACCGACCCGGAAACATGGTCAGATTTTGAGACTGCTCTCGAATCGTATAACCAACGCTATTATGACTACTGCGGTTTTGTTTTTGCGGACAATGGCTACGTCGGAATTGACATTGACTGCGGCTACGATGAAGACGGCCTTATGAATTTCCTTGGTGCTGATATTGTCGGCAAATGTCACAGCTACACGGAGAAATCCCGGAGTGGGCGTGGATTTCACATTCTCCTCCGGGGTGATCTCCCCTTTAAGGGAAAAAACAACCTTTCTGGTGTGGAGATTTATAAAGCGTCTCGATACTTTATCATGACCGGAGATACACTTCTTTATCGGGAAATCATCGAGAATCAAGAAGCGATTGATTATGTTGTGCGAACATACTTTCCAGAAGTTCGTGAGAGCGCAAATGACACGCTTTTTAAGCGAGACAAGATATATTCACCCAGCTGGGAGGAACCCGTCGCAAATGGGCGCATACGGCTTCGTCCTGCCTACCAGAGAATTCCAGATGGGAGCCGTAACATTTGTCTGACATCTCTGGCCGGTGTGCTTCACAATCAAGGCTACACTAAATCTCAGATTTACGATGAGTTGTTGTACGCTAATACTGCTGCTTGTGATCCTCCGCTTGATAAATATGAAGTGCGTACTATATGCAATAGCGTTACGAGGTACAAACGATGAAAGGGGAATCTATGAATAAATGTTTATGCCCGCTTCTAACGGCGGGCACTCAATCCTACATGGTTTGCGAAAAAGAAAAATGCGCATGGTGGATTGAATCAAAGCAAGTTTGCGCATTGACCATTCTTGGTAAGAAGGCGGGTGAATCGAAATGAATATCAATGATGTTGAAGTTCACAGAGGTGAAATTTATTACATACTGAATGGAGAAACAGGGCACACGGGTTCAGAAATGATGATCTCTCAAGGGAGGCCCGGTGTGATTGTTTCCAATGATATTGGGAACAAAAATGCTTCGATTGTATCTGTTGTGTTCTTAACCACGAAAGCTAAAAACTCAATGCCCACTCATGTACCGATTAAATGCAAGTGTCCTTCTATTGCCATGTGTGAGCAGGTCTATACTATCTCCAAAAAAAGGATAGGGGATTACATTGGCAAACTCAACGATGAAGAAATGGCGGCAATCAATGAGGCATTAAGCGTCTCCCTGGGTATTCACGGGTCTTTAATTTCTAAACACGAAAAAACTTATGAGGAACTGCAAATCGAGTGTGATATGTACCAAAAATGGTACAGAGACATACTTGAAGTTCTTAAAATGAGGTGATAGGTAATGCAAGAACTTTTCGAGACACGCAACGGTCGTGTCATTATGGACGAGGAATTATCCTCGAAGATGTATCTGATCAAGCAGTATCACCCCGAGAAAGCAGACGAGACAAGCTCCGGTTTTGAGTGGTCTGAAATGGGCATGGCAAACCTGTTCGGCTTGCTCTACTCTCACGAAGCACGGTATTGCCCCGAGCATAAGAGCTGGTACACCTACCATGAGGGGGCGTGGCGCAAGGACGAAGGTTCTATCCTCGTTTCAGAGAAAATCAAAGATTTCGTCCGGCTGATGATTCTCTACTGCGGAGAAATCGAGGACGATGACACCAGGAAGTCCTACACCGGGTTCGTCAATAAGATGGGTGATCGGCGCATGCGTGACAGAATTCTCAAGGACGCTACAGGGGAACTTCGTATCTCTGCTGTACAGTTCGACTCAGACCCCTACCTCATTAACTGTCTCAATGGTACATACGACCTCCGGGACTACTCGTTCCGGGAGCATAGCTGGAAGGACTTTCTTACAATGCAGACCGCTTTCAGCCACACGATTTCTCGTGATGTGAAATGCGAACGCTGGGAGAAATTCATTGCCGAGGTCACGCAGAATGACGCGGACAAAGCTGATTTTCTTCAAAGAGCTCTTGGTTATTCCATGTTAGGCGTCAGCAACGAGGAATGCATGTTTATTCTCTATGGCAAAACCACTCGTAACGGTAAGTCCACTTTGCTCAACACTATCGAGACTATGCTCGGTGACTATGCCAAGGTTGCCCCGGTTGGTATGATTTGTCGTGGAGACCGTCAGAAGGACGCAGAATCCGCCAGCCCTACCTTGGCAGGATTGAAGGGCAAACGCTTCGTCACCATGGCCGAAAGCAATGAATACGGAAAGCTGGATGAGGAGAAGATCAAGCAGCTTACAGGTGGTGAGGAAATCTCCGCTCGTGCGCTATATCAGTCGGCAATCACATTCAAGCCGCAGTTCACCTTATGGCTTTCCTGTAACGACCTTCCGATGGTGACAGATAAGTCCCTGTTCGCTTCCGAGCGTATCAAGGTGGTGGAATTCAACCGTCACTTCTCCCCGGAGGAACAGGACACACACCTCAAAGACGAGCTGTGCGAACAGTCCAGCATGAGCGGGATTTTCATGTGGCTGGTGCGTGGGTATATCCACTACAAAGAACGTGGGCTTACAATGAGTGACCGTCTGAAATCGGTTGTCACCAAGTACGAGCGTGATAACGACCTCGTATTGCAGTTCCTCGAGAACCGCTGTGAGCGTGTCCCGGAGGAAAACTCACCGACCGTTATCAAGGCAAAAGACTTGTACAACGCTTTCAAGATTTGGGCGAAATCCGAGGGTGCTTATATCCTGTCGGCTCGTAAGTTCAATTCTGAAATGGAGCGCCACCCGGAGTGGTTTGACAGGAAATCGACCTCGAGCGGATATGCAACCTATTGTGGTTTGAAATTGAAGGAGGTGCTGTAATGAGCGACTTAAAGATTTTTACTGATAATATTGAGCCTACGGCTCTGAATCAGATTTACACCCTTATCAAACAACCAGCTTTCGCAGATTGCAAGGTTCGTATCATGCCCGATGTTCATGCTGGGGCTGGTTGTGTCATTGGCTTTACGGCTGATTTGGGGAATAAGGTCATTCCGAACATCGTTGGCGTTGACATTGGTTGCGGTATGCTGACCGTGGAACTGGGTAAAATTGACATTGATTTTGATTATCTTGATAAGGCTATCCGGGAAAATGTACCGAGTGGTCGTGAGGTGAACGAGACCCCTGTTTATCCTACCGAGGTAATTGAAAATCTTCGGTGCTATAAGGCACTCAAAGGCCCGGAACGACTGGTTCGTTCCATCGGTTCTCTCGGAGGTGGAAACCATTTTATTGAGATTGACACAGATTCCGAAGGTGTGAAGTACCTTGTGATTCATACTGGTAGCCGCAATTTGGGAAAACAAGTTGCCGAATACTATCAGAATCTTGCCATTGAAACTATGCAAGGTAAGGACGAACTCATTGCTATGCAAGAGAAACTGATTGCCGACTATAAGGCGCAAGGGCGTAAAGCAGAGATTCAGAAAGCGATTGCCGAGCTTCATAGAAAGTTCTCTCCGAACCCTCTCGGGATTCCGAAGGAACTGTGCTACCTCACAGGAAAGCACAGGGAAGATTATCTCTACGACATGGAAGTGTGTCAGCATTTTGCGGCAACCAACCGACATGAAATCGCAAATCGAATTGTCAGCATTTTGTTCGGAAGTGACATTGCCTACTTGAATTTGCCAATGTTCGAGACTGTTCATAACTACATTGAGTTCGGGACGAATATGGTTCGTAAGGGGGCTATCTCTGCGAAAGCTGGTGAAAAGCTCCTCATTCCTATCAATATGCGTGATGGTTGTATCATCGGTATCGGCAAGGGTAATGAGGATTGGAACTATTCAGCTCCTCATGGTGCTGGTCGAGTAATGAGCCGCAGTAAGGCGAAAGAGCTGGTTTCTCTCGAGGAGTATGAGGATTCCATGAAGGGTATCTTCACCACATCTGTCAGCCATTCCACCATTGATGAAAGTCCGATGGCTTACAAGACGATGGGGGAAATCATTGCCAATATTGCGGACACCGTAGAGGTCGTGAACATCATCAAGCCCGTGTACAATTTCAAGGCAAGCGAATAAGGAGGTGCTGTAATGGTTGATTCTGTGAAAATCTGTGGTATTCCACATAAAATCACACTTCATGAAGACTCTTTTAACATGGATACACATTTCGGTCAAATAAATTATGGAAGCTGTGAAATCAAGCTCAACAAAAATCTTCCGAAGGACGCAATGGAAGAAACCCTTGTACATGAGATTCTGCATGGAATTTTTGTTCATTTGGGCTATGGAAATGAAGCCAATGACGAACAATTCGTACAAGCATTGGCCAATGCAATCAATCAGACTTTTACGTTGAGGGAGAAATCGTAATGCAGTTAGCAGAAAAACAGGAGCGGGAAATTAACTTCCATGACAAAAATGGAAAGGAGATCGGCGATGATCTGGGATGATGACATATCCTTTGAGGGTTTTCAGAAGAGAATAGACGACTGGTATAAAGGTCGTGATTTTGAATTATGCGACCCGCCTATCAATGCACAATTTGCATTAGACTTGATATTCAAAACGTTAATAGACGATAAAAAGCATTATCCTTATTTAACAGCTATGCCAGAGTCTACCGAACAAACGAATACTATAATGCTGTATTTAATATTAAAAAAATATAGTAGGTCATATAGAAGATTTCTAAAGGAGCGTAAAATCAAATGATTAAATTTGAAAACACTGAAGTTATGGGTTGGGAGTCTGCTATCAGAGGCATGCGCAATCCTATGAACTCTTGGGAAAATAGCGATAGTGGGATTTGTTTTGATACGGTCGCTTGCCACACATGTAGAGCTAATAGAAACTATTGCAAGAGCCGAAAAGAAAATAAAGAATTTGTTATCGGTTATGATGATATGAACCTAATGGCTCGACTTCGCAATGCTGGTACAGACCATCGTAAGTTCATGCGAATGATTGCAGTATATGTCGATATTACTGCACCTTTATATTGGTGGAAAGAGTTTGACACATATAAAGTAGGTACAGTTGCTAACTCTTGCTCGACCATGCATAAGATTCATGATAAAAAGTTTACAATGGATGATTTTAGTCGCGAGCATTTGTTTGACTTTTGCCCTAATAGTGATACTGATAGTGCGACTGTTTTACGATACACGATCGGGTGGTTAAATTACTGTCGTGAAAAGTATCTTGAAACCAACGATAAGGACTACTGGTGGCAAATGATTCAGCTTCTCCCAAGTTCTTATAATCAGAAGCGCACGGTCATGCTTAACTATGAGGTTCTGGCAAATATTTATAAATCTCGTAAGAACCATAAGCTGGACGAATGGTCTGTTGGATTTATGGATTGGATTAAGAGCCTTCCATATTCTGAGTTAATTACCGGAAAGGAGAAGTAATGGCGCAAGAAAAGATTACAGAAAAAATTGCATTGCGTCCATCATACTGGGCGAGTGTTTCCGGCGGGAAAGACAGCCTATATATGCTGAATTATATTCTTCATAACCTCGACAGATACCCGCTTGACGGTGTGGTTCATTTTGAACTCGAAATTGACTACCCGTTCATTCACGATGTAATTGATTACATGGAGTCGGAGTGTAAAAGGTTTGGTATTCGTTTTGTACGAATTAAGCCCCGAAGGACATGGGAGGAATGGTTCTATAATGCCAGTCCCAAAACAGGACGTATCTATGGTTTCCCGACACGGACGGCAAGGTGGTGTAATAGTGCCTACAAGCTGGACGCAAAGCGGCAATTATCCGAATGGTTAAACTCCCTCGGCTATTATGTCGTACACTACATAGGTTATTGCGCCGATGAAGAACGCCGTTTCAACAAACGTTTGAATGCCCAAAAGGTCGAACGCTACCCGCTTGCGGAAAACGGTATTACCGAGGACGGGATTTGGAAATGGGCTAAAACACAGCCGATTTTCAATCACTTCTACGAAACCAACAAGCGTTGCGGTTGTATGTATTGCCCCATTTCCTCGTATCTCAACTACGCTTACCTCTACAAATATTATCCCGACCATTTTCAGTATATGATTGAAAAAATGCGGGAAACTGAGCGGCTTAGAGAAACCGAACTTGGCAGACCGTTCTCTGTGATTTCCTCTAACCCAAAGTATAACGCCGACTATTTGGAAAATATTATCAAGACAAAATGGCTCAAAAAGCTCAATGAAATGGAGAAATCATAATGCAGTTAGCAGAAAAACAGAAGTTGGTACGGCTCTTGAACCTGTACCAAGCTGACCTTCTCAATCAGAATCGGAAGAACATTGAGAATGGCAGAACCGAATATTTTGTTCCCGGCGTGAAAGCCCAGTACGAACACGCCCGAATTATCAGCACGAAACTCTCTGTCGAACTCGGCAAGTGTATCAAGACTTGGTGAGAGAAATAACTATAAAGGAGAAATTGACGAATGAAAGTCACTAAATGCACTGGTGAAGGACAAGGCTCATGCAAACGCTGTCTCGATAAAGGTAAATGGAATAGAATGTGGATGTGTTTTCTATATAAGATTGAGGGTTACAAGGGGTGCTATTGTTCCGATTGTATAAAAGAAATCTTAAAGGAGAATATGAACGATGAATGCACGACAAAAAGCGAAGAAATATAAGAGACAATGTGAGCGTTTGAAGTCGATAATATCAGCTACAAAAGTTCAGCCTTGTGTAGGCAATCAGCACTCGATTGTGACTTTGAGAGCTGAACAGTTGGTTGATTTGGAAGAGCTATATCAAATCTCTGCCAGTGAAGAATGTGGAACATCCATGCTGAATAAAATGCTTGCCACACAACTATTACATCATATTTTGAATTATGCGAAAATTGAAATTTGCGGAAATCCGTATGGCTATTCTGATGAGACCCTTATTAGAGCCACGATGAAAGTTGTCGATATGCGTAGGGAGGGATAGATAGGGTGAGAGGTATAAATATGGATATGGTTTGCAAATGTGGCGGCAAGGAGTTCTTCACCGAGAAACACGGCAACCAAACTGGGCTTTATTGCTCTGCTTGTGGTAAGTGGCAGAAATGGCTCGGAAAAGACGAGATACGACTTTTCAATCATGGTGTCAAGGTAGAGAATGCTTCTCTTTTGGAACGTCTCAAGGCTCGTATTGCCGAGAGCGCAATTAAGGTATCTACCGTCAAAGCTCCGCACACCTACATGAAAGCTGTCAGCACGAGGGAGCTTGAGAAGATTCTCGAGGAGGTATTCAGCGATGAAATTCATGGAACTAATTGACATACTGCCGAGCGTCAGAGTGTGTGATGTTATACAGCTCTTTTTACTGGGTAAGGACGATAAGATTTATCTCAATCTTGCGTCACCTAACAAGAATGGGTATTACGAAGATTACATTCTGAAAGACGAGCGTATCATTTCTAACGAGTGGCAACCTTATTACGAGTGTGAGGTCAAATGGATTGAGGAAGAATGTACAGGCGAATCCGGTCTCGGCTATCTCACACTGGTTATATAGGAGGTTTCAGTATGGAAGACAATCTTAAACCTTGTCCGTCCTGCGGAAGTGAAAAGCTGAAGCTCAAGAAAAAGCGTAAGTTTAGGGCTATGACGAATGCGGAGTTCTTTCGCAAATTTTGCGGTGTCGTTTATTGTGGGCAAAGCAGTTTTAATCGAATGCCGTATCAAACTAAAGACGGCAAATATCTCTTCATCGAGGTGAAAAATGAGAGAGAGATACTTTTTAGAGGTGAGCGAGAAGACAACGGCATGAAGGAAGGGCTCAATGACCTTGTTAGTAAGATCACAAGACGAGTTCAGAAAAGTCGATATAGTCGACTACGAACCGCTGTTATAGAAGAACTCGATAGACTCCCATTGAGCGGCAAGAGAAAGTATAAGTGCTACATCTTGATTAGGGAGTTGGAGTTTGATGTAGCTGTGACGATATTTGAGCACCCGGTTGATGGAGCGCACCTTTGCATTATTCGTGATGGGATTTGTCATATTTTCTTTGACGAAAAACAGCCGTTCAATGTTGCAATTCCGAAAGCCCTCCGGCAGAGTAAAGCAAAACCGCTCGTTAAGTCGAAGGCCATGACATGCGAGGATTTTTGTCTCAATCAGGTAAACTGTAACAGTTGCCCGGAATCTATCGGCCCGTATCACTGCCGACTGTTTCCTGACAATAACTGGGAAGGCAGACTGAATAAGTTGTACAGAAGTGAAGATGGGCGGCTTTTGTTCACAAAATACAAATAATACACGCAAAACGGCCTTTTGAAGTAGTTAAAGTAGTTGTTCTGAGCGTTTTGCGTATAACTTCCTCTATATACGCGCGTACTTAGTAAAAGTTATACGCAAATACTTGTTTTTAGCTACTTCTACTACTGCAATAAGAATAATAATAAGGAGACTGAATTTGAGCAATAATACTAAAAAGCAAGGAGACTGTATGGAAAATTCTAAGGAGACTGTTTCGACTAAGGAGACTGTTTCGGCAAAAAAGAAAAAATGTAAGCCGAGGGGTGGCAACTCTCCTGTGATCGGTACGAATGGGTATAACCTTGACACGGGGGATAATGCAAAGTTCTTGAGTGTAAATATGGAGTTGTTCAATATGCCGAACATTGATATGAGAAACGCAGAGGAGGTACAGCAACGACTTTCCGACTATTTTGCGTTGTATGCCAAAGCAGATATGAAACCGACTGTTGCCGGTATGGCTATGGCGTTGAATGGTATGAGGAGACAGCAGTTATGGGCTATTGTCAATGACGCTCCTACTGGTTCGGCTGGGTATAAGGCGGCGTTGCCGCCGGAGGTAGCGTACTCCATTAAAAAGGCGTATTTTTTGCTCGAAAATTTGTGGGAGTCCTACATGAATTCCGGAAAGGTCAATCCTGTGGCCGGTATCTTCCTGGGCAAAAACAACTATGGCTATCAAGATAAGACCGAGCATGTCATTACGCCCAATCAGAAAAATGATAGCGACTATTCGGTAGAGGAGATCAGACGTCGTTACATAGCTCCGGATTCTGAACGACTATCAGAGGGAAACTCTGAGAAGTCTAACGACTAAGAAACATTGCGACTATGGCGTAGCGACTATAAAAACGACTATCGACTATAGACTAACGACTATCAACTGCCGCTCCGGGAAGAATTTTCCCGCGGGCGGCGTTCTTTTTGACGGTAAAATTTTCAAAAATTATGTGATCCATGCAGCGGGCGTTATATACAGGGTATTATATTATTTACATTATAAGCGGTTAGCGTCCTGGGGCAGCCTATATAATATAAATAGGATAGCGCGCTAACACAAAAAAGATAAAATATTATCTGAAAAGTATTGACATTCAATCCGAAAAGTGTTATAGTATAACCATAGTAAGACAAGAAACAACACGGAACAGATTATACAGGAGGTCGTATTATGAACGAATACATTAAACAGGCTAACGAATTTTTAGCAAAGGCAAACGCCACCATTAAAATTGAGTTTTCTGGACTGGCTGTTAATAGACAGTGGAAGGAAAAGAAAAAGCGTTGTTTTTACGATGTAACAATTGCTACACCACGCGGGAGTATGAATTTTGAATTTTGGGATTCTATCCATAATACAGAGATTCAGCAAATAACCCTTGAACAGTGGGCGAGAAAACATCATTTAGATGTGTATGATTACTTTGATAAGGCACATGCACAAAAGCAATTAAAAGCCGCCAAAAAAGAAGCAAAGCCCACCGCCTACAATGTGTTAGCGTGTCTTACGAAGTATGACCCAGGCACGTTTGAAGAGTTTTGCTCTGACTTCGGATATAGCGAGGACAGCAGAACCGCCGAGCAAATTTATTTTGCAGTAGTCAAGGAATATAAACAGCTTTCCCGAATCTTCACCGCCGAGCAAATGGAAGCATTACAAGAAATCAATTAAAGGAGGTTTTCATCATGAAAAAAGAATTTCAAGCGGTTTTTCAGCTCACAAAAACAATTATTTTTGAAGTGAAATATTACACATTAGGCACCAACCCCACCCCACATTTTGCAACATCGGCGGCGAAGTTTTGCAGAAATAAGCGAGATTTCACCCAATGCGGACAGGCTCAAAAGTCGCTTTTGCGTGGTTTCCCGGTTGCTATGCAGTTTTTCAAAAAATGGGATTCCTCACACTGCAAAGACCTAACCCCGGAGCAATACGAGGAAATGCGGCGAGATTTGGAGAAGTTGAAAGAGCAATATAATTTTATTCTTGAGGAGCTGGACGAAACAAAACGCCCTTATTCCCCGCACTTCTCATTTTATAGGCTGGTAGAGTGGACAAAGCAAGAGCCGAAGAAAAGGAGGGTGCCAGCATGAAATATTTTTATATAGCGGTAACGGTTGCCGAAAATGGTAAATATTACGCTTATGCGGTCAAGGTCTCCGAAAGTGACAATTTACTTTCAAAGCTCAATATTAAGGGTATTTTACACGCCAACATATACCCCAGCAAGAAGAAAGCCGCCGAAGTGGTGGAGACATGAAACGCCAGTTATAAAGCTAACGAAACATATTTAGATGAAGCATTTTAGAGAGGGGCGAAAGCATGAAACAAGCAGATATAAAACGGTTGTTTATTTCGAAGTTTTACGGAACAACGGCGGCATATAAAGCCGCCCGAAAAGAAGATTATTACAAGATACAGCTTGAATGGTCTTGCTTTATAGATGGTTTGTGCCGTGATGGTGTAATTACGCAAGCACAATATAACAAAGCTACATTTTAAGGAGGTTTTATTATGTCACAGTTTGAAAAATTATGCAATGATTATAGAGAAAACAAGCGATTAATTGAAGAGTTAAACGCCATGAACGACGCTATAAAAAGCGATATATTATCGCTTATGGGTACGGAGGAAACGCACGCGGAGGGCGCCGCCGTGGCGTCATATACGCCCATTAGGTCGGCCCGTTTTAATTCCTCCGCTTTCAAGGCGGCCTATCCTGATCTATACCAAAAATACACCACGGCCACGGAATATAGACGGTTTACTGTACGTTAAGAAAAGGGGGTGTAAAATGGGTACTATTTTAATATGCCTGATTCTTTTCCCGTTTATGGTATTATCAGAAATAATAAAGCAAAGTAATTAAAAATAACCGCTTCCGGGACCATCCGGGGGCGGTTATTTTATGTGCGGTTACTTGTATATAGTAAATGTAAATTTTAATCATAATTAGACGCACACACCCGCGTATTAGCTAATATGGGCCAATGTAGCGGGCTTTTT